GCTCGTTACTCGCAAAATTGGCCTGCTCGAATTCAACCCCGATCGTCTCTACGCCTGGATCAAAGACTACGTGTCGACGGAGTTGACAGGTGGTCCGGTGGAAGTCACGCCGCAAGAGCACTTGGCCCGTTTCGTCAACGACCACATTAACCACATGCTGCCAGTTCAAGGACCGTTTGTGCCCGGCCGCGTACAGAACATGGACTTCAAGCCGATGGGCTCGCTCTACATACGGCGGGAGGAAAAGAGTCAGCGTATTTATATCTCAATTGCGGCGCTCTCCGAGTGGTGCGTCAAGAACGGCATCAGAATGAAGTCGCTGCTCGATCGCTTGCAGAAGGCCGGTATCCTGCGCAACCGCAACCGCTTCATCACGCTGGGTGCCGGTACGCCGCTGGCGAGCGGCCAGACCCGCGTGATCGAGATCGACATCGGGCACCAGGACATGAGCGGTGCGCTTGGAAACGCGGACGAGTATTCTAAAGTCGTACCGTTGCGGCGGAATTCATAACGGCTTATGTTCAATCGCGCCCAACTTCTTCTGTTCCTCGTGGATGATAGCAATCAGTTCCGGCAGTTTATCGAGAGTTCGCTTGCGAAGGCTGGTTTCGTCCGCACGGAGTTGCGCGTTGATGATCGTAGCGGACGCAGCATTCTTCAGCTTCGCCATGTCGACATAACTCTGATGATCGCCATCACGCCGGGGCATGGGCTCGTTCAGGATCTCTTCGGCCCATTCGAGCGAGAGCCGCGAAGCCTTGGTCAGCCTGTCGGCGAGAAAACCATCCCCGTCGCGTAACCCATCGCCTGGATTTTGGGTAGCTGGGAGGCCAGCCGTCTCCCGATGTCCGTCCTGTACATCGGGGAGTTGGGAACCACTAAGCGCTTCAAGCGACGATAGCAGGTCATCGTGGCGTCTTTTACCGTTTCCGCCTGCGCCGACATGATCAGCACATAGTCCCCCGCCGTCACCGGCATCGGCAAATCCGAGAACTGTCCCGAGATCTTCGTCGGTATCTTCTCGCCCAGCATCATTTCGCACGGGTGGATGTGCTGCCACATTGACGGCTTGATCCCGTAGATCGGAACCCCCACCACTTCCTTCCTCGTCAGATGCGAGTATGGATAGTCGGGTATTGACATCACCACCCCGGCGGCTACGCGATCGAGCAAGATGTTCCGGGAGTCTATTCCCTTCGCCAGATCCATCAGCCATTGTACGGGGTCTCCTTGATGCAACTCCTGCTGAATGTTGAACGTCGGCCAGCCGGGGCGCATCGTGAATTCAAGCGGCCAAGCTTGGCCCTTGTCGTCAATGATGCAGTTGACGTCAATATAACCGACGTAGTTCAGCTTGGCGAGCGCGTTGACGAGGGGGCTGAGAACCTTGCGCGCGAGCTTAGACTTTTTTACGTAGCGCAGGATGGTCCCCTGCTCGCCGGTCGCGACGCCGAGATCGTCGTTCATCAACTTCTTGAATTCGAAGTTCTCGCACCAGCCTTCGTTGAACCCGCCGGGACCGTACCAAGCCCCGACCGCCATCTCGACGCCGGGAATAAACTCCTGCAGCATGAACTGCGATTTATGCTTGGACAGTTTCTTCCAGCGCTGCAGCATGTAGACGAGATCTTCAGGCGACTTGGAGACGTAGGACAGTGACTTGTCTTCGACGCCGCCGGCCGCCTTGGAGACAAAGCGCTTGTCCTGCTTTTTAACGTAGGCGATCGCCTCGTCATAGTCGTTGAACATCCTGAAAGGGATGACCGGGATGCCGTGCTTGCGCATGACATCCTGCCCATGGCCGCGTTCCAGTTCCCACCTAGCGGCTTCCTGCGACGGCGCGATCAGAGCGGAATTCGTTGTACCCCGGAAGTTGTCAAAATCTCGGAGGTACAGCATGTTGTCTGCAGCGAAGATGATGTCAGCCCACCTGAGCCACGACTTGAAATCATCAACGATCGGGACGAGACCGCGCCCAACATGCTTCGATTTCTCAGTCTGCCGAATGAACAGCTTGACTTCGTGATCCGCCCGCTGGCAGCGCATGGCGAAGTCGAGGGAGTTGGTCGACGCATCGATAACCAAAACTCTCATTCGTTATCCTGATTGTAGCGCTCTTCCTCGCGGCGATCGTGACGCTCCTTACCGCGCCACTTGCGGGTCCATATACCACGGCGCATGGCTTCTTGCCCTTCGGGGTCCACAAGCTGGCGCGGCGCCGTGCGAATACCAAGCGCCTTCTCGACATCGGACAGGTTTGAGCCGCGCTCCTTGCCCTTGGTCAAGTTCTGCATCTGGATCGGCGTCATGCTCTTGATGACGAAGTTGAAATATTCCGCCAACCACTGCGGCGCCTTGTTCCAGGCGGTCTGCCCTTCCTCGCGCGGCGACAGGATCGGATCGTCGCGCCAGTCCGAGCCGCCCATGCCGACTAGAATACTTGCCGTGTTGCCTGCGAGCTTAGCCGCCGGGCTGACTTTGTTTATAACCTCCTGACCGAAGTGCTCGTAGTAGCCGAACACATCCTTCATGATGCCGGGCGGAATGATGCGCTCTGGTTGGCCCGTGCGCTCGTCGATGCCGCCTGTACGTGGAGCTGCAAGATCGTGCAGATCGCGCGGGGCTTCGCCGGTCTTGATGTACTGATAGATTGCCGACATCATCCCCCAATTAAGGGCCATGCCGACTGTGTAATCCATCTTTGCGGTCCAGCCGCCCTTACCGACACCCGCACGCGCAAAGTCGCGGACGCCGCCGCCGATCTCACGGATGCCGCCCATGTTCCACGAGTAGGACAGCATCCCGAGCATCGCCGACTGCTTGGCAACCTTGTTCCAGAAGATGTTGTCGTGGATCATTTCACCGAAACGGTTGTCGACCGAGTCGACGATCTCACGCGCCACCTTCAGCTTCTCAGCCTGTCCCGCGTTGGGGTTCAGCTTCATCCACTGCGCCATGTTCTCGTAGGCTGCAGCGTTCTTGATCGACGGGATGTAGTGCTGGAAGATCGGCTGGTTGAACGTATCCATGATCCGGCCGATGTTCGACGCAGCCGTACGCGCTGTCCCCAGCACGGGATGCGCTTTGATGTCGGCATACTGCGTCGCCAGCTCCATCTGCAGGCGCCCACGTTTGAACGCCTTGAAGTAGGAGCCAAGCGCGGAAGCGTCGTAGTCGAGTGCGTGCTTGATGCCGTGCATCCTTCCACCCGCCTGTGTAATCAGATCGACGATCTCCTTGTCTTGCGGCGACACAGGCATTGTTTTGCCAAGGTACACATCCGACAGCTTCTTGCCCTTCGAAGCGTAAGCGACCGGCGCCGTGAAGACCTTGCCGAATTCTTTCATCGCCTGACCGGGGCGTACGTGCCTGATCTCCCGGACGGTCTTCGCCATCTGGTTCGACATCGTGGCTTCAGCCATCGTGAAGGCATGGTAACCAATGAAGCTGAGTATGGCCTGCGTGATAGCGTTAGACCCTCTGCGCAGTGCGTTGTAGGCTACGCCATACTCTCCACCACCAATCTGGTCCCAACCACGCGAGATGAAGTTGTTATAGACGCGCGCCCAATCTTCCGGGGCGTACGCTTTCTCACCAACAGCATTAGTTGATCCGCGGCCTTCCAGCGGCGCATATCCCTGCGGGATTTTAAGACTGTCCTGCCGCCCTGAAGCGCCCATCACGGTCGGCCGGATGTAAACGACCTTGCCGGTATCCTTGCCGGTCTGCAGCATCTCGGTCGACGCGATGAACTTATCCATCGACTCGAAGTAGCGCATGGCCGCTTCGACCGGGTTGGTGTATAGAGGCTCCAAGCCGGCAGCGAGACCGTCATCGATCGTTGGCATCGTGCGCGCTTTAAGACTGGCACCGCTGCCTTGCTTGCCGGCCCCTCCCGCGTACTGACGCACGAAGTTGGCCGCCGCGTTTGGATCCTTCCAGAAGTGCGGGAAGTACTCTTCCATGAAGTGTGCCTGCTGCGTCGCGGGCATCCCTTCGAGGATCGTACGGCGCTCCTTGAACCCGGCTTTCAGCTCGTCGGCGAGTGCGCGCACTTCCGGGGTCTTCAGGCTCACGCCCGGCACACCGTC